CTGGAAGCGATGTATTTGCGTGCAGAGCCGTCAAAGAAGTAGTTGTACCCAAGGTACGCCGCTGCACTGGTTGCCCAGAATGATGCGTTGCGGTTTTGCAGGGCTGTACTTGTAGACCCCCAAGCACTCGGAGTAACTCCCAAGCCGAGGTTGCCGGAGGAGTCAATGCGCATGCGTTCTACGCCTGTCGCACTGGTGCTGTCTGATGTCGCAAAGGTCAGGCCAACCAAATTTCCAGCAGAATTCTCAATCACGCTGACAATCTTTGCCTTCGCGCCTGTACCGTTGGCAGAGGGATCGTTGGCGTAGAAGTCAATTTCACCGATGACGTTCCCGGTCGTCAGCGCCGTGTTGGAGTTTTCAAGCGTCAAGACCGCGCCAGTAGAGCCAGAGCCGCTTGGGTTAAGCAATGAGCGTGGCGAACTCGTCCCAATACCGAGGTTGCCGGAGGCGTCAAGGCGCATGCGCTCTGTGTCAGAAACACCAAACGCCAACGGACGTGCTCCGTTAAAGAACTGTGTTGTGCCGTTGTCTTCAATGTAACCTGTACCAATAGAGACTGTTCCGCGAGTGCTACCAACCTCCAGATGTGGGCCGTGAGTAACGACAGTTGGAATGACGCCAATACCCACGTTGCCGGAGGAGTCGATACGCATCCGTTCGGTGGGTGTTGCCGAGTTTGTTCCGTTGCCGAAGATAAGGTTGCCGCTACCATCGTTGTAGATTCGGCTGTCAAGGCCACCAGAGGGCACAGAGAGCAACAACTCAGGCGCAGCAGCCGTTACCAATAAGCGACCTTGGGCTTGGATGTCACCAACCACGTCAAGCGCGTAAGTAGGTGTAGTGATCCCAATACCCACGTTGCCTGCGCTGGTGATGCGGAGCTTCTCGGTTGCTGCTGCACCTGCTGCCGCTGTCCAGAAAGCCAACGCTCCGCTTGTCGCGGCAGATGCTGTGTCGGCAACAGACCGAATGCGGCTTACTGCTTGCGCCCCAACACCGCTGGTGTCGTTTGAGTAAAAGTCCAATGTTGCAACAATATCGCCAGCAGCCCATGACACCTTACTTTGTGTGTCCCGAATGTTGAGGGTTGGAGTAGTGCCAGCCACATCAAGGTTGCCAACAGGCGAACTCGTCCCAATACCCACGTTGCCTGCGCTCGTGATGCGCATGGCTTCGGCGCTGGTGGGTGAAAACGTAAAGTAAGAACTGCCTGCGGTCGAAATAAAGTCTGTTCGGTTGGCGCTAGCTGCTCCATCCCCATAGTTGCGGATGTAAAAGTTATTACCCTGCCCTTGCAGATAAAGAGACGCAATCGAATTCGCTCCGGTGTTTTGGTTGCTTACTCGCAAACTTACTTCACTGTCAGCACTTTCCACTACATCCAGCCTATAAGCGGGCGAACTCGTCCCAATGCCCACGTTACCGCCCGTGATGCGCATGGCTTCCGTAAACGTGGAGGAGCCGTAAGCCGCGTTTGTGTTGCTACCAAACCGTAACGGCCCAAAAGCAGAAAACCTAACCCCGGAACTGCTGCTAGGGTCATAATCAATAAACCCGTAACTGCCTGTATTGCTAAACATCAAGCCAGTAGTTGCTCCAGAACCACCAGACGAATGTACAGAATAACCAGCTTTGGTTGTAGATACAGAAGTATTTACGGAGGCGTTAAGTGAAGTACTCGTCCCAATACCCACGTCACCAGCAAAATAGTTCTGCGCTGTCCCGCTGGCGTAGATGTTCCACTTGTTCGTGCCGGAGGAGACAAGGCTGGTGATGCCGTAGTTGTTTGTGCCTTGGGTCTGGTCTTCAACGACCAAACCATACAAATTAGTGATGGTGCTGCCAGCGCCTTTTGTTGCATTAGCAGCTCTAATTGCGGCAACTGTCCCGGCAGTAAACGACGAAGCCGCTGTTGCTGGCCCAGACCAAATACCATTGATCTGATTAGTCCCATTTCCCACAGGAGCAGCAGCAATCCCGTACTGTATATTTCCAGTGGAAATTGTATTTGTGAGGTAAAGACCCACGTTGCTTGTGGCAGCACCACCCACCCCCATATACCCGTTCACTTGCACAGTGTCGGTAGAGGCGTCGCCGAGAACTGCATTGCCCGTGATGTTTAAACCACCAGCGCCAGCGTCTGTTGTGGTGCCGATGGACAAGCCGCCAGCGGATGAGATTCGCATGCGTTCTGCCCATGTTGCTGATCCAGTTCGCTGCCCGATCACAATGGCAGGTGCAAACTGACCACCAACGCTTACAGAGCCGATATAAGCGTGTTGCGTAACTCCAGTCGATGAAGTCGGCGACAGTTGAAGCATCGCCATCGTGCCGCTGGTGTTACTTGAGTTTCTGACAAATAAAGTAACGGCATCATCAATTGGAGATGTAGTGCTTCCAGAGCCTGTATAAACAGTTGTGTTGCTTCCGTAAATGTTGAACAAAGACAAAGGCGAACTCGTCCCAATACCCAAATTCGTCCCATCAAACGTCAGCGCACTCCCCGTGGTCAGGACTTTGGAGCCGTTGAGGTAGGCCACGCCGTTGGCTGTGCCGCCGGACATGACTGGGTTGGCAGTGAAAGACACCACACCAGTGGAATCTGCAATCTGCATCCCGGCTGTGCCGTCCTTGGCCTTGATGTTGGTCACTTCAAGGTTGGTTAGGTCAAGAGAGCCGGTCAAAACGATGTTGCCGCCCACAGTGGCATTACCCGCCAAGAACAGGTTACGGGGCCGTGTAGCACCCGATGCGCCAATGTCGTAGGTGTTATCCGTGAAGATCAGGTTGGATGTGACGGTGCCGTTTACGGTGATGTTGTCCGCCGCTGCGTCACCCAGAGTCACTGCGCCCGAGAAGGTGGCTGCCGCTGCCGCGAGGGTCCCGGTCAGGGTGGGCGAAGCCGACAGGACGTTGTTGCCTGTACCGGTGTTTGTCACACTCACCACTTCTTTGCTGGAGTTCAGCGCCAGAGCGGTCGATGCAGTCAGGCCGGACAGCGTGGTCGTGCCGGAGATGGTGACGTTGGTGAACGAGCCGCCACCGCCAGTGTTGCTGATCTTGATGAAGTCAGAGCCGTTCCATGCAACAACAGCAGATTCGCCCTTGATGATGGTCACACCGGTTGTTGGGCCTGCGCCACGGAACACGATGGACTGTGTGCCGCCCGAGGCGTTGATGACGGTGTAAATCTTGGACCGCGCAGGAGCCGTGATGTTGCGAGTCACTGTGCCCGATGCCGGGTTCCACAGGATGATGGCCTGACGCGCTTCGTTGGCTACGCCGTCCGTGGTGGTCAGCGTGACATCCGCATCGGTCGTCAGGGAGGTTGTGCCCGAGATGGCTGCGTCGATCAACGACGTTCCGGAGTCGTTCCATATGTCACCCCAGTTTCCTGACAATTCGCCAGTTACTGGGAGCACGAGGCCGAGAAGAGAGGTGTATGAGCTTGCCATGATTTTCCTTACGCAGCGATCTGCTGCCAATCCGGAGATTGCGTTGTCCCGACCTGCGCCCAGCCGGGTGATTGAGCGTCATTCACATTTTGCCAGTTTGGAGACTGGGTGTCACTGATTGTTGTCCAGTTGGCTGTTTGGGTGTCGCCAATCACGCCCCAGTCGGCGTCTTGGATGTCGTTGATCAGGCCCCAGACGTTCACCGAGCCCACGTAGCCCACAGCGTACACGCCTGTGACCAGCACTGTTGCACCACCAACCACCGCTACGCTGCCAATCTGGCCTTCTGCCTGCACCCCAGTGACGGGGACAATGATGGACAGGAGAATCGTGACGGTGCCGATCTCCCCGGTGGCCTCTACGCCCGTGACGTCAATGACGCCCGTGCCGGTTACCGTGACTGTGCCGATCTGACCCGTGGCCTGAACGCCAGACACCACCGCAGTGGCTCCGGCGGCAACCGTAACTGTGCCGACAGCTCCAGTGGCTTCTACGCCCGTAACCGGGACGTTGGCGTCAGCACTGACCGTGGCTGTGCCGATTTGGCCTGTGGCTTGAACTCCAGTGGGGAATACGTTGGCGGTGCCCGTGACGGTGACTGTGCCTGTCTGACCGGTAGCTTGGACGCCTGTGACCTGCACAACCGCGCTGGCTGCAACGGTAACGGTGCCGACTTCGCCCGTGGCCTGTACGCCCGTGGGGAATACATTGGCTGTGCCGGTTACCGTGACGGTTCCGACTTCTCCGGTAGCCTGTACCCCGGTCGGGAAGACGTTGGCCGAAGCAACAACCGAAACAGTGCCGACTGCGCCGGTTGCCTGAACGCCCGTAACAGAAACTGTCGCCCCGGCAGTAACCGTGACAGAGCCAACCGCACCAGTGGCGGTTACGTCTGTGTGACCAACACCCCAGCCTTGGGAGCCCCAGCCTACGCCGGAAGCACCCCATCCTTCAAAGGCTACGATTGCATTGGCCACCTACGCACCGTCAAGCAATCCGCACGATTGCCGAGGAGGCGTCGTTGGTTGGGAACTGGACCGTAAAGTCACCGGCAGTGGACGTTTTGTCAGCGCCGAAGTCCAGAACCGCAATGGCCTTGTTGGACTTGCTGCTGTTGTACATCAACGCGCCGCGAGCAGTAATGGTCGCAGTTGACCATGTGGTGTCCGAGAAGTCCACGTAGGCGGTCGTGCCGGACAGGGAGACTGTTGCCCCGGTCAGCGTGTTGCCACCTGCGGTGTAGCCAGTGCCCACCACCTCGTCGGAAGTGGAATAGGCTGTTGTGGCCGCGCTCAAAGTGGCTGCACTGGTGTACAGGGCCAACTTGATGACGTCCGTGTCGAGATCGTGCTCGCCCAGCAGAATCTGCTGTTTGAACGAGGAACAAAGAGCTTGTGTGATCATGTGTTTATCCTACGTAAGAAAATTTTAGACCCTTAACGGAAGGGTACTCACCGCCGCAAACCCGTTGGATTGATCTTTGAGAAATTCCGGTTTGTTTGGCAGCCTCAGTTCTGCAAGAGTACACAACTCCTGTTGTGTCGCATTGAATTTTTCTCTTTTTGGATTCGGCCATTCTGGAAATAATTTCCTGCCCATAACGCCGACCCATGCACGCAGCACTCAGCTTTGCCTTGGATTCTTCCGACCATACTCTATTTCTGGCGGAGTCGCCAACAGCCTTCTTGCGTTTTTCTTCGTCTATCAGCAATCGGGCTTCCGCTAACTGTTTTGCAGCAACTGCTTTTTGCTCTGGGTTTTTTGCAAACCACTCCAGCTTTTGCTGCCTATTTCTTTCCCGCTGCTCAGCAGTTCGTTTTTTCCCAATGTTACTTAAGCGAATCTGCTCTTTCGTGGCGTCATCGTACTTTCGGCCAAAAGTAACCTCGCCCCCGTTGGTCTGGTTGTATGCTGGCGCAAGCTGCAAGATGATGTCTTTTTCCAATTGCGCCAAGACTTCTTTTTTGACTGCGCTGGCATACTCCTCCACACAAAATGTGGACGCTCCGTATTTTGCAATTGCTCTGTGAAAGTGTGTTTTTGGCGAACGAGAGTAAGTCACATGATTTGCCCAGCGCCGTGCAACACCAACCGTAGTAAGGCCAACATACTGCTTGCCCGTTTCGGTGTTTGTTGCTACATAAATGACGCCGTGCTTCACGTAGCCTCCTGTTAATTGACTTGGATGCGCACTTGCCCATCCCGGTACGCGTCTCCGCGCTGTTTGCCGTCACCCAAGTTCTTGAGCAGTGCAATCGACTGAAGATACATATCTTGGTACAGCTTGACCATCTGCTCTTCACCCTTCATGTACCGGATTGCTTCGACCAAAGCACCGTTGAGCAGCGCGGAGTCAAAGTTCTCACCCAGCCACGTATCACCCGCAGTCACGATGGACTCCGGCACATAGTAGTAATGAAGTTCTACATTGTAAGCAGCATTTGGTGTTGGGCCAAGGATGAAGCTCAGCTCGTTCACATCGTCCGAGCGTGGCCCGAAGATGGCGTAGTGCTTTGGCTTGCCTGTGGTCGCCGGATTGGGGTACGCCTGACGGATGAAGTTGACATCCTTGTTCAGCAAGAACTCATACGCACCACCGGCCACCGGGTACACGGCCAGCGAGTACACCGACAGGAAGTCCGAGGGGGCTTGCAAATACTGGTTTGACGCAGTGATCGACCCGGTGACGTTCTTGCGCAAGTTGGCAAGCTGCACCGTGTTGTAGATGCGCTGCTCCGCCTGCTTCGTGAAGAGCGCGTACTCCTCCTCTGTGAACTCGTTTTCACAGATTCGAGCGATGTTTTCTTGAAGCTCGACGTAGTTCATGTCTTATGCCATTGGGCCTCGGGCCATGGTGCCTTTGGTGGCTGCGCCAGTACCACGGATTTTGATGCCGCTGGTCTTGGTGGGCTTGCCGTCAGGCTTGTTGCTGAACGTGCCAACGCTCATGTCCACGGTGTCCACACGGCTGTGGTTTGGCTCTTTGCCGGGGTTGGTTTGGGCCTTCACAACCTTGCCCGACATGGTGTGGGGCTTGGCATAAACGCTGGCGGAGCCAACTTCTTTGCCCATCATCTTTTTGCTGAATGTAGCCATCATGGGCTCCTTATGTCGTTTGAACTGTAACTGTACCAACAAACCCTGCTGCCACCAAGTCGTTTGGCGTCAGCGCGTCATCAAACAAGCGTGAACCGCCTACGGGTGCCCAGCCCCACTGGATGTCCCGAGACCCCCCAGAGACATTCCCATTGACGTTCAAGCCAGACACAAAATACGTTGTGTCGCGCCGTGAGTTACGCAGGGCCTGTGGGTCATCCACCGGGAACGTGCCGAGCATCAACTGAGGATGATCCGGGTCCCAGCACTCTGGACACACCAGCAACTCATACCTGCGCTGCTTGATGATCTCCGTGCGCAACTTCTTAAGCTGGTACTGCTGACCACACCTGTCGCACTCGGCAATCGCTATGCGGCCTGAAGCAAACCGGTTGGGCATCAGTACCCCCCGATGAACATTCGACGAGGCACGAAGCGTGCGGCAGCCTTCTCTCGGTCTTCTGTAGAGGCAAGCTCCCAAGCCTCGTCGTACTGCTGCTTGAGGATCGGCAATCTGTCCATGGAGTTTGGCAGCTTCAGCGCCAAGTGATAAGCCAATCCAGCCGTCATAGCTTCGTAGAAGCGGAATGGCATGTCCATGGTGTTTACACCTGTGCCTGCGTCTTGAATTCGACGAAGACGCCAGTACACGAAGGTGTAAGGCTGTGTGTCGTCCGGGACGGGCCACACAGTGATTCTTGGTGTGTCCAAGCGCTCGATCCAAACTTGGATTGGGCGAGCTTGGGTCAACTTGTTGGGGATTGTGGCGTAGGTTGAGACACTGATCCGGGTAATGGTCAGGTCCGCCTGAGTGGACACACTTCCCGCGCCAGTGCGGATGACGTGCTCCAAAAGGTCTACCGTGTCAGCCGGAAGGTTATAGGTTGCAGTTCCAGCCACGAGAGGGATTGAGCCCTGCTCGTAGGTGAACATGTTTAAACCCTTGTTGGCCCACTGGGAGAACATCAGGTTCAAAGATCGACTGGCCGTGCGCAAGTCATAACCGGTACGCAACTCACCTCCGGCGCGTTCAAACGCTTCCTCTACGATTTCCGTGAGGTCCATGTTGAAAGCTGTGGTGCCGGAAGTGGTCATGGTTTACTTTGCTGTTTTGGCTGATTGGCGGAACGCTTGCGCAGTTGGAGCGCCAGCAGAACCGGGCTTGCGCATTTTCTCACCAGAACCAGCGGCAATGCGCTTTTTCTTGGCGTGAATGTTGGCGTACAAACCTACCGGCCCACCTTCAGCGTACTGCGTGAAGTCGGTGTCATCCCGGCGAGCTTTACGCTTGCCTTTGGGCATCTTGGAGGGGGCAATGGCCCCCATTCCGCGACTGGCTAACATGTCAGCACATCCCGCCACCGGCCATTTTGATCATCTTGCCCTTGGTGTGGGCTTTGGTGATGCAACCGTCGGCGCGAGTAACACTGCCACCCTTGGC